CAGAAACTGAAAATATTGTTAAAACTGAGGAAGATAAAGGCACAGAAATAATTACTACAACTACGACTACAAAAACTACTACAACCACCACTGTTACAAACGAAGACTCAGGAAATATATTAGACGGATCTAATGGATATGTTTCTTCTAGTAAAGAGGGTGACATGGATAGTGACTGGGGCGGTCAAGGACCTGCTTCAATGCCAAGTGGTTCCTCTTGTTATGGATTAGGAACAGATAAATGTGCTGAGATCACAGGCAGTGGTGATTCTACTTCTAATATGGGTGTTTCAGGTATGGGCACTACTTTTATCAATACTATTGACATATCTGATTTACAAATAGATAAAGGTGGCGAAGTTAAGTACACAATTGAAGTAGATAAACAAGATGCTCAAGATAGAATATACATGCACGTTTCAGGATTTAATGGAACTACTACAGTCTTTTCAGGGACTGACATCTTGTCTGAATCTGGAGTATCAACAGGCTACCAATCTTATAACGGGTCTTTCGATTTCAGTGGCGTTTTAAATAAAATTACTGTTGAGGTAGGTGGTCGAGATATCAATCTTGCTGTTGGTCCTTTGTTCGATGATGTGACTGTCAACGTCTTTTATAATGTTATTAATACAATCATAGAACAACAAATCACCACTGTTGAAGAAATAGTCTATTTGAATTTGTTTGACTCCACAGAATTAGATTTTGCTACAGAAGTTTTTGAGTTTAATGACATTACTGTTGATGAAGGTGTAGTAGAATTCTCACCTATTGAGCCTGAGGTAAAAGAAGTGAGTTATGAATCTGTAGAATTAGAAATAGATTATGAAATGACTTTTGATGTAGAATTTGCACCAGAGCCAGAAATGGTCATGATGCCTCCTCCAGAAATAAAAATGGAAGTACCTGTAAATGTAGAAACTGTTGAAGCTGAAATACAAATGGAGCTAGAAGAATTACCGGAACCTGAGATGATGGCCTCTGTAGAAGAGATGCCTGAACCAGAAATGTCAACACCTGAACCCGAACCTGAAGAACCCGCACCGCAAATGGAAGAAATGAAAGAAGAACCTGAGATGATAGAACCCGAACCTGAAGAAGAAACTACCGAAGAATCTCAAGAAGAACCACAGGAAGCAGAACAAAAAGAACCGCAACCAGAAGAAAAACAAAAAGATCAAGAAGAAAAGCCAAAAGAAGAGAAATCATCTAAACCTAAGGTAACAAAAAAAGAGAAGGCTGCCACTAAAATAGTTAAGAAGATTGATGACAAAGCTAGATATGATGATGCTGCTCAAATGAAAACACTTATTGTGATGCAGATACTTGGTAATACAAAGTCCTTTTTTGATTCTCAGGCAACTATCGTTGATACTAATGTGAATGAATATTTAAACAAGACAATAGAGGATCAGTATGGTATCTTGTTCGACATGGCACAGGAAAATACAATTACGGAGATGATAAATGCCCAGTATTGAATATTCGGGAATGAAGGTATCTGGAGGTAAAGCCTTTGCTATACTTACTCTTTTAGGCGCATTAGGTAGTGGAGCATGGGCAGTCTTTGAGTTTTGGAAAGATTATCAAGACATGAAAGGTAAAATACTAGAATATACTGCTCCTGATCTATCTCACTATGATGAACAACTTGCTGTTTTAAAGTCAGAGATAGATATGATATTGCAAGAAATAACCATAATATCTGATGTGGCACGTGATATGCGTTCAGATATGAAAGCTGATCTACGTCAACAAGCTAATGATATCCGTCATATAACTGAAATTGTAAATGACGTGGAAGATAGACAAAAAGAAGATACAAGAGAAGTATTTGATGAGCTAAAGCTAATAGAAGAAAGCCTTGACTTACAGATTAATAAGGCTTTAAATAACCCTTTAAGCGGTATGTCCGCAAAAACAAAATAGGAGTTCATTATGTGTTCATGTAACGGCGAATGTATTTTAGGAAAATGAAACTAGAAATAAAAACAGTATTACCCTATCTAGTGCTATTTGGCACATTAGCAATGACATGGGGTATGTGGTCAGAACGTTTAAATGCCGTAGAAAAGAAAGCAGATAGTGTTGCAGAAATGCAACAGGATATTGCTGTGATAAAAACACAAATTCAAGCAATTGATGAAAAGATGTCTTGGATGGAAGAGTTTTTAATAAAGAATTATAGTGAGTATTAATGGCCATAAGTAGATCACAAATGGCTCAACAAATAATGAAACCTGGAGGTAAAAAAAATGGGAAAACTCTGCGCAAGAGGAAAAGCCGCCGCAAAGCGAAAATTTAAAGTTTACCCTAGTGCATATGCAAACATGTACGCTAGTGCGGTATGTAGTGGTAAAGTTACCCCTGGGGGTAAATCAAAGTCTCAAAAGAGAAAAGCTGTTTCAGCTCAAAGAAAACAAAACGGTGGTACAATAGTAGCTGCGGGTTGTGGAATGGTCGAAGACTCTAAGAGAAAAAAAACCAAACTTTATGTCTAAGGAGGTAAATCATGAATAAATTATGGAATAAGTGGAATGGCTTAAACAAAAAAGGCAAAGCAATTGCTGCTGTTTTTGCTTTAGTTGTTCTATGGGCTATTTATAACCAAATCTGGTAATGGCTAAAAAAGGTTTACGTGCTTGGGTAAAAGAAAAATGGGTGGACATAGGTGCACCTAAAAAAGATGGTAAATACCAACCCTGCGGTAGGTCTAAAGGTTCAAAAAGAAAATATCCAAAGTGTGTTCCAATAGCGAAAGCTAGAAGTATGAGCACATCTCAAAAAGCGTCAGCAGTACGAAGAAAACGTGCTGCTGGCAATCCAGGTGGTAAACCCACCAATGTAAAAACATTTGTCTCGAAAAAAACTAGCAGAAAAAATAAAAGGTGATGTAATAAATTGGTCTAAGAATGTCTTAGAACCAATGAATAAACACTTAGGTTTTCCAGCATGTCCTTTTGCTGCAAAATGGCGAAGAGATAACAAACTTAGAATCGAAGTAAGAGGTGATAAAAGTAAGTATGAAAAACACCTCACAAATGTCATTAAGGATTGGAATAAAAAACAACACGATATAATTATTTTTTGTGATCCTTATTGGGAGCAATATGATGAAGAGCAGTTTCAAGATAAAATTGATTTCTACAATAAGACCTATAATAGGCGAGATGTCTATTTTATGGGTTTTCATCCTTCTAATCCTGCTACAGAAGAAGAACAAGAGTTCCTTGTAAATCCGTATGATGAGTGTGACTGGGAGCCTGAATATCAATATAGTATGATGCTTATACAGAAATTTAAACAGTTATACGAAGCAAGTTGCAAACTACATAAGATAGGGTATTATAAAAATTGGCCGGCAGAGTATTACGATGATGTCGTAAAAACTCGACAAGAAACGTACGAAAAACTTTTTAAAAAGGAGAAATAATATGGGACCTATGAAGAAACAAGCCATGAAAAGAGGCGGTAAGCCTGTTGCTATGAAACGTGGCGGTAAAGCTAAAAAACAAGTAAAGAAAAAAAATAAGAAAAAGAAATAATTAATGGCTACCTCGGGAACTACAACATTCGATCTTAGTATAGATAAGCTCGTTGAACGTGCTTATGCACGTTGTGGTACGAATATACGTACTGGTTATGAACTATCAGCAGCGAGAGATAATCTAAATTTATTATTTTCAGAATGGGGTAACCGAGGTATCCACCTTTGGAAAGTTAAAAATAATACACAAAACTTAACTGCGGGAACTGCAACATATACCGCACCTTCAGATGCATCTGATGTATTAGAAGTTGTATTTAGAAATAATGATACGGATACAAGTATGACAAAAATTTCTAGATCTGAATATGAAAATATACCTAATAAAACATCACAAGGTACACCTAGTCAGTATTACGTACGAAGAAATTTATCAAACGTAACAATCACATTATATCAAACACCTAATACCACTAATACTCAAATTAATTATTTTTATGTAGGAAGAATCGAAGATGCGGGTGTTTATTCCAATACTCCTGATGCACCTTATAGATTTTTACCATGTTTAGTTTCAGGTTTAGCCTATTACACATCACAAGAAATAGCTCCTGAACGTTCACAAGAATTAGAAAGAAGATACGAAGCAGAATTACAAAGAGCATTAACAGAGGATAGTCAATCTACTTCAGTGCATATTGTGCCTCGTGACTTTTATGTAGGGTAATATGACTTTTGCATCTGGTAAATTTGCATTAGCTCTTTGTGATAGATGTGGCCAACAATACAAATATCTTGAATTAAAACAAGAATGGAATGGATTGTTTACATGTCCTGAATGTTTTGAAACTAAACATCCACAACTTGATCCACCTTATCATCCTGCGGATGCAATCGCTTTAAGAGATTCTAGACCAGAATCTAATAGTGTTTTGAAATCAAACTCACCACCTGGACCCGATGATGCAACCTTTAATACGTTTCCACAACCTATGCCTATAACTGTATTTGTTGGTGATCCTGGAAGTAGTGCTTTTTTAACAACACGACAATCAACTTCACCTAGTGATGGATCTAACTCCACAGATACTGTTAGTATGTTGCCACAAACTCCACAACAAAAATTGACACTTGTATCTGTCGTTGGTAATGTAACAGTGGTAATATCATGAATTATTCTGAACTTCTTAGCAATGTTAGAAACTATACAGAGGTGAGTTCTGACGTTTTAACAGATTCCATTTTAGACGTATTTATAATTAATACTGAGAATAAAGTACAAAAACAATTAGACCTTGATGCTTTTCGTAAATTTGCTACCTCTAGTTTTACAATAGGTAGTCCTTTTATTACTTTACCCACAGATTTTGATTTAGAAAGAGGTGTTCAAATTGTTGATAATACAACAAATGATAGAACATGGTTAGAACAAAGAGATACAACTTTTATTGATGAATACAATGTAGATCGAGTCAATAATACAGGTAAACCTATTTATTATGCAAACTGGGATCAGAATACTCTCATAGTTGCACCAACTCCAAACGCTGCTTATATTATTGAGCTTTGGTATAATAAAACACCTGATAGATTATCTAGTTCAAATACTTCGACTTGGCTTTCTACAAATGCACCAGAAATATTAATATATGGTGTATGTACTGAAGCCTTTTCCTACTTGAAAAATCCTACATTTGTGCAATTATACGAACAGAAGTACAGTCAAGCTGTACAAGGTTTATCTGTTACCCAAATGGGCAGGAAACGAAGAGACGAATACGCAGACGGAGTCCTGCGTGTGCCGTTACAATCAGTGGCTCCAGGAGGTAAGTAAAGATGGCCATTACACAAGCAGTCTGCAATAGTTTTAAAGTAGAACTATTACAAGGCGAACACGATTTTCGTGCATCTGGTGGAGACGCATTTAAACTTGCTTTGTATACAAATTCCGCATCTTTAGATGCTACTACTACTGCGTATATTACAGGTAATGAAGTTAGTGCTTCAGGCACTTATGCTGCAGGTGGTGGAGCGTTAACCAACTCGGGTGCTTCAGGATCTGGTGCAACAGCATTTATTGATTTCGCTGATTTAAGTTTTACAAGTGCAACAATCTCAGCGCAAGCTGCCGTAATCTATAACTCAAACACTTC